AAAGTATAATATTTAATATTCAATAAAATGAAGAAAACTAAAACAGGGTTACATATCCAAACACGAAAAAACAGGATTGAGGTTTACACTCAAAAAGAATTAGAACAACAAGAACAACAACGCAAAGAAGCTAGAGCGTTTATTATTCGCACCGCTATTGTATTACTAATAGGATTGTGGTTTGTTCTAGGGTTTATTTTAGGCGCAGCTTCATAATGGATGCACTACAGAAACAAGCATATCATTTGTGGTTTAATTGGTTAGCCGATAAGATAATGGAGTGGAAAGATGCCAAACCATTAAACAAAGACCTTAGAAACTGTATAAAAGCTATGAACGAAATAGGTATGTTTGTAAACGGGATGCGTACAGAGGTCGAAGTATTACGCAAAAGAATAACACTAGTTAGACAACAAAAAAACGAACTTATACAAAAACAAAGAGAACAAATAGAAGAATTAGAAAACAAATTAAAACAATACGAATTATGAAAATAGATTATATGGGTATACCTATGGAAGTAGATTATGAATTTTTTAAAGGTGAAGAACAGACATACGACTATGTAGGTAGTGCTGATGATGTTTTATTACATAGAGTTGAAGTAGGCGGTATTGATATTTTTGATTTATTAGATGCTTCAGTATTAACAGAAATAGAAATCGAAATACTAGAAAAAATAAAATAATGGAAAATAAAATAAAATTACTAGACAATAAATACTACAATAGAGCAGAACTGCTTAAACGTATGTTAGATGACGAATTTTACTATGGAGAACTAAATACCTTAGCTTTAAGTAGTAGTAGCCTAAAACAACTCCTTTCAAGTCCTAAGACGTATAACTTTAGCTTGAAGTATGGGAGTGAAGAAAGCGCAGCACTTAGAGCAGGCGCGTTGTTTCATTGGGCAATACTAGAGCCTGAAAAATTTGCATCACAAAAGTTTGTTGAGGTACAAAGTAGAAACACAAAGAAGTTTAAAGAAGCTAAAGAAGAATTTGGCAAAGTGTTTACTGCAAAGGAACGAAGCGAAGCTGAAAGGCTAGTAGATGCGTTTTACAGGAACGAACACGCAAAAGAACTAATTACTAAGGCAGAGTTTGAAATACCTGCAATAGATAATGTACTAGGTATGCCTTTTAGAGGTAAAGCAGATGTGCTAGGTACAAATAGAATAGTAGACCTTAAAACTACAACTGATATAAAAGGGTTTAGCTATTCAGCTAATAAGTACGGATATGATGTACAATGTTATTTATATTGTAATTTGTTCGGTAAAAGCCACAAAGATTTTTATTTCTTAGTATTAGACAAAGGAAGTTTAGATATAGGTATATTTAACTGTTCTGAAGAATTTTATTTCAGAGGCGAAGAAAAAGTAGAAAAAGCACTAGACCTATATAACAAGTTTTTTATAGAGGGAGCAGATTTAGATAACTATTGTTTAACAGGGGAACTATAAAACCAAAATAAAATGAAATTTGATTTAAAAATAGAGTACTTAGGAAAAAAAGAAAACAAACACGAAGCTGAAAAAGATATGTATCATTTGACGTTTAAGACTTATAACGCGCAAGTTACAGGCAAATTTGAACGTAGCGAGTTAAGATACTTAATAGAAAAACTAGATAATGCAATAGTATGAAATCACTATGGAGAAAAACAAAGAGTGGTAAGTGGTATAAACTAAAACCACCAACAGACAAAGTAAAGTATATAGCTTGTGATGAAACAAGCCAAACACATTACTATAGTAGAACTAATAAAAAGAGTAGTTACATAGATAGAAATTTATAAAAATGAGAGCAACATATTTACATTACGAGAATGGCAAAGGATACGATGTTATAGACTTTATAAAAGATTATAACCTAAACTTCAATAGAGGTAATATTATTAAATACGTTTGCAGAGCAGGTAAAAAAGAAAGTGAATTAAAAGACTTAGAAAAAGCTGCAGATTATTTAAGACGTGAAATAGAATACATAAGAAACGAACAAGAAAAATGGATAGAGAAGAACAAATAGAAGAAACGCTTAACCCTAGATACTTAAACTATCTAAAGAGTGTACTAATAGCACAACTTCTACTAGAGGCAAACGATGAACTAAAAGGAAGTGAAGCGTTTAGACAAAACATAAAATACCAAGTTGGTAAAACTAACAAGCTACTAGAACAAGTGTACCAACAGGGGTTTAACACTATATATTATAACAACCCTGAAATGTGTACAAACGTACTAAACAAAATAGATAGCTTAATACACAAAATAAAAATAGCTTCTATTGATGAACTAGTAATAATAGATGCACTAGTAGATAAGTATTTTGAAAACAAAGAAGAAATAAACGAAACACAAACCGCAGAATTTACAAAGATAGACTAATGACACTACAACAACTTAAAGAAGAACTAAACAAATACTATAAATTTGATATATCGGAACGCAATAGACAACGTGAATACTCATACGCAAGAAAGGTTTATTGTAGATTAGCAAGAGAGTTAGGGTACACGTTTCAATCATTAGGGCAAGAGATAGGGCTAAAGCACGATGCAGCGTTGTATCATTATAGAGATTTTAAAGTATTACAGGAACGAGATAAAAAGGTATTCAACCAAATAATAAAAGACTTTAATTTACCTATACAACCCTGTGCAACTAAAAAGAAAATAAAGCCAATAGCAGACACGATTAAAACACAAAACCCTAAGACATATAAAGAGGCACTAATAAACGAACTAATAGACATAGTAAGCAAATGGGAAGATAACACATTAGAAAACTTTATAAACACAAGACTAAAGGTATACAACAAACTAATAGAAACTACTAAACCACAAAAGAAAATAAAAGAAGTAAAAGGTGCTACATTAAACAGACCTGTTAAAAACCCTGTACTGTGCTAAAAAAATATAATTATGTTTATATATTAGTAAGTTCAGTTAACTAATTAAAAACTGATTATGGATAAAAGAAGATTTAATAAAGGTACTAAAGGGAATAAAGGTGGTAGACCAAGCAAAGCTGCCGAACAAAAACTAATAGAAAGGCTAGATGCTATAATAGACAAAGACGAAGCACTAGGTAAACTAGGAGAATTAGTTAAAAAGGGCGATATGAGAGCTTTACAACTGTATTTAGGGTACAGGTATGGTAAACCAAAAGATAGCGTAGATATAAACAGTTCAGAGGGTTTAAATATTAATTTTAGAGATTTATTAAAGTTCGTAGACTAAACATTGATTGAGGTTAAGAAAAAATATATGCCTATTGTACAAAGCGATAGTAGGTATTTTATAGTTAGTGGTGGTAGAGGTAGTGGTAAGTCGTTTTCTATAAACGCTTTACTAGTAATGCTAACATACCAAGCAGGACATACTATACTGTTTACACGCTATACATTAACATCTGCATATATTTCAATTATACCTGAATTTATAGACAAGCTAGAACAGTTTGGCTCAATAGAACACTTCCACATAACCAAAGACGAAATACTAAACAAAAAGACAGGTAGCAAAATAATATTTAGAGGTATTAAAACTTCTAGTGGCGACCAAACCGCAAACCTTAAATCTTTACAAGGCATTACAACGTGGGTTGTAGATGAAGCTGAAGAACTAACAGACGAACAAAAGTTCGATACTATTGATTTATCTGTAAGGGAAAAAGGACTACAGAACAGGGTTATACTAATACTAAACCCAACTACTAAAGAGCATTTTATATATAGACGTTTCTTTGAAGATAGGGGGGTGCAAGAGGGTAGCAATATAACTAAAGGTAATACTACCTATATACACACCACATACAAAGACAACATAGACAACCTATCTAAAAGCTATATAGAGCAGATAGAACAAATGCGAGAGCGTAGACCTGAAAAATATAAACAACAAATGCTAGGTGCGTGGCTAAACAAAGCAGAGGGTGTAATATTTGATAATTGGACTATTGGAGAATTTAAACGTAATAGTGTAAGCGTGTGGGGTCAAGATTACGGATTTGCTGCAGACCCAACAACACTAATAGAAACAAACATAGATACAAGCACTAAAACAATATATCTAAGAGAGTGTGTATACCTACCTAGATTAACTACTTCACAAATAGCTGAACTTAATTTAAAACACGCTAGAGATGGTTTAATAATAGGCGATAGTGCAGAGCCTAGACTAATAACAGAAATAAAAGCAAAGGGGTGCAATGTACTACCATCAATTAAAGGTCAAGGTAGTGTTACATACGGAATTAGTTTACTACAAGATTATGATTTAGTAGTAAGTCCTGATAGCACTAATTTAATTAAAGAACTTAATAACTATCGTTGGTTAGAACGCAAATCAAACACACCAATAGACAAATACAACCACCTTATTGATGCGGTTAGGTATGCAGTAGGTTATCAATTACAAAACCCCAATAGAGGTAAGTATATTGTTCACTAAAATTATTTAAAAACGTTTATATATTAATATGAATGTTAATTTAAGAATACCGACAACCCTAAACGAAATAACCTTAGGGCAATACCAAGAATACGCAAAGTTGCAGGACTTAAGCGAAACAGACCTACAACTAAAGACTATCGAGATATTTTGCAACGTTCCTGAAATAGTAGTAAGGAATATGAAAGCTACAGATATAGTAGAGATTTGTGGTATCATAAATAATATGTTCGACACTAAGCATCAACTTATATCAATGTTTAAAATGAATGGTGTAGAATATGGTTTTATACCAAGTCTTGAAGATATGAGTTTTGGTGAGTATGTAGACTTAGATACTTTTATAGGCGATAACGATAATTTACATAGAGCAGTAAACGTACTATACAGACCTATAGAACACCGCAAAGGCAATAGATACACTATAAAGGACTATGAGCCTAACAATAGCGAAATAGCAAAGGATA